TGGGTTATTACGGGAGTAAATAGAGTGTGCAGAGAAGGAAATCATAAACCTCTGTTGTTAAGCACACATAATTCTTGTTGGGGAAAGCCTCAAAACCCCATAGTTAACTTTGTGAGGCACCATTCTTGGTAGTTAACTATTGAAAAACACACGCTGACCACGACCACGTCCACGGCCACGAGAGTTGCCACGACCACGCGAAAAACCTCCTCCACGAATGGAGTTGCGTGATGGTGTAACGACAATTGGTGGAAGCGGACGATTACGATAACCACCATTAGGTGGGGTGTACCGACGTAAGGGTGGTAAAGAACGTGAACGACGAGCATTTCGCGGTTGTTGTTGTTTTTGAACACGATTTGAACGACCAGCGTTACGATACGTGTTGCGCACTGTAAGTGCATCAAGTTTCTTTTCAAGTGAGTCAAGTTTTCGTGTGTGGTCCTTGTTCTCACGTATAATCTTAGCTTCTGCAACATTTTCTTCTTTTGGACCAGCAACCTGGTCAGTAAAGCCACGAAGAAACATTTTACCTGCACCTTTAAGTAAAGTCCCGATAAAGTTATAGCGGGCAGGCATGCCATCTTTTAAATCGTAAAACTTGTCCATAAGTTCTTGCATAAGGACAACACTAGGTTTTGGACCAAGTTTAATAAGACCAGACCAGGGTGAAGCAGGTGAAGGTTGCACTTCAAAACCGGTATAGTACTTACGAATAACAAGTTGTGGCATAGTTGAAGCAGATTGATTAGTGTTGTAAGCTAAGCCAGCATAATGGACCCAGCTCCAAGTCATGTCCTTAGACCAAAGAACATCAGCAGCAGTGTAATTGCCAATGTTACCAACGGTAGTGCCTAAAGGCACATTGGTGCTAAGTGGAATATAATGATTACCACCAGCATTATCAAAGAAAAAGACGTAGCATTCATACATAAAACCTGGAATGGTGGTAATATCACTATCGATTGTATTGCCAGAAGTAAGCCACTGAGGTGAAATGGTGTTTAAACGTTGAACAGCAAAGGTGCCATCCATAGCTTTACCACCATAAGAACGTAGTGACGACTGTAATGTTTGACTGAGTGATGGAACAGAAAAACTAGCAGCTGGATTACCGACATTACCCATATTGAGTAATTGAATAGTCGTATTAGGATCAATGTTGAAGCCAGCATCAGGATTGGCATTAGCACCAATAGCTTCAAAAATCTCAGTACGAATGTACTTAGGAAATTTGAAGTAAGGATGAGTCTTATCGACACGAACGTATCGATTACGTTTGTGCGTAGACTTAATAAACCCGATAAAGTGACGTGGGTTTTCGGCGGCAAATTGGTCAAGAGTGCCAGCAAAAAGAATTGATGGTACAAATTGATAAGTAGTAACAAAGCCGGTATTGTTAAACATCGTAGCGTTAAGATAAGTAGTTAACGAACGGTAAATAGGACGAAAGACTTGAGCATCTTGATGAAAGTTTTGCGTGTTGTAAAGGTCCTGTACATCATTGTTGTTGTAATCCTGGTTCCAAGTTTGACCATCATTCGTATAAAACGAAAAGCACAGATTAACAAGTGCATTAGGAACCAGAAAAGCAATTTCAGCAGGTGGTGGAGTAATATTGGCAACGATGCCAGCAACGATGCCATAAACTTGATTTTGCATTTTAACATTGCGCCATTCTAGAAGCACCTGTGAACGTGCATCATTAGTTGGAATACCAAGAAAACCTGGTACAGCAGAAGGTGGATGTAAACACTTCTGGATAAAAGCGCGTGCAGGATCAACCGTGCGGGTTTGAGTCTGCACTTCATTGTCGTTTTGGAGTTGACCAAATAAATCTGGATCAACTGGATTTTGTGTAGCTTCCATACGTAAGCGTGTGAAAAATTTACTAAAATAAACACATAGGTAGAAGAGTGTTTAAATAACCCAAATGAATGATGATAAAAGGGAAAGTTGGTAAACCTGAGAGAATGGTTTGAAAGAGTTTTCCTTCTCTTAACGTTAATTTATGTTGATACGACTGGCATGGTGACATTCTGTAAATCAGAATATTTAATGTCACCAGCATTACATAAAAAGTCGAATAAAATGGAGCACATAGTGAAATTAACGTTGTGCTTGCAGTAAAATTGTGCAGTAGCATAACAGCCAAAGTTCTTTTGATATTCATTCTTAACAACTGCACAACGAGATGCTGTTGAAATTTTCGTTTCATCGAAGTGACCTTGAGAACGATAAGTTTTGCCAATAAACTTACAAGTGAAACGAACAACGTCAGGAAATAGACCAATAGGTGTAAGTATGTAACCTGCAAAATCACCAATTGGTCCAGTATGGTTCTTAATAACGTGACCAGTAGTAGATAAGAAAGCATGACCTGTAACACTAGTTATGGAACGACGACAATTGATTGCAGAGTCATCACCTTTAAAAAGTGATATGTATTCAGAAACAAAACGTTTAATTGCATAGGTCATTGCCATATTACCAATAGTGTTCTCACATATTGTAAAAGGATTGCCAGAAAATTGTTTTTCGTCACCAATAAGGACGGTTCGAATGGATTTTGTCATAATTACCATTTTCCATTTTGAGCGAAATTGCGTGAACCAAGAAGCAAGCCAAGTTGGGCAGCCAATGGCACAAACAAGTGTGCTAGTAAGTTGTTGGAACACAGTACGAAATTTAGTGTCCCACTCGTTAACGTCAGAACAATCCCACACATTATCGTGTGGTGCACCACTAATAATAGCAGTGTATTCATCGTTAAGTTCCTCGTCACTATCAAAACAGGCAAGAATAACATTACGATTATACTTACGAATCAAAGAACGTACCTTATGTAAAAGTGCACGAGCATAAACAGATAAAATGACGTTAACACGTTTTGACATAGAAGCAATACCTTGCCCAACTTTATCACTCGAATCAAAACCTTCTTCAATCTTAAACTTAGTTTGTTGCTTATTCACAAAAGTGAGGAATTCCTCATTTTCATTAAATTCATCAGCAAGTTCACGAATAGCAGCAGCACCTTGTGATGAACCAATTTTTTTTTGCAATGCAATCAAAAATTCCTTATAATGATATTTAAGTTCCTCATCAGTAC